GCCCTGGATGAAGCCGATGTAGGCCGCCCCGCCGGAGCCGAGCAGCGCGGCGAAGGCCGAGGCCCCTGCGACGCCGGGGATGTTGTCCTGCGTCCAGAGGACCACGTCAGCGGAGGTCGTCAGGATGAACTTGTAGTTGGTGGTCGAGGCCAGCCAGATTTGCGTGTTGCCGCCGCCCGTCGCCGCCGGTCGCCCGGCGCTGTCGAGGATGATCGGGTTGGTGTTGGCCGTCGCCCCGGCGCTGTCCTGCCAGGTCGTCGCGGGGGTCGTGGTCCCGGCCTGATAGGTGTAGATCTTGCCGCCCGCCAGCGGGACGCCGCCGGAGGTGAAGAACTGGGCTCCAGCCCCCGCCAGCGCGGAGAGGTAAACAGTCATCCGATCCTCCAGTTTGTGCCGTCAAAATAGCACGGAACGATGTTCGCGCCACCTCCGGCCACAACCGACGCGAAGGTGGTCGCGTTGGCGTCCGTGACGAAGGCCTGCGTGTAGGGCGGCGGGGCCGCCGGCAGGTTGGCTACGACGTAGGGTACGATGGTCGCCGGGCCGCTGGGCGCCACGGTCGGCTCCAGCGCCAGGTCTTGCAGGGCCTGCATGACCGGCAGCAGGTCGGCGACCGGCGGCATGGCCTGCATCGCCGTCTCCAGCGCCCGCACAGCCTCGTCCAGCGGCGTGGTGGGCTCCGGGGTCGGCTGGCCCTGCGCGGCGACCAGGGCCAGCTCACCGGCTGCGTCGCGCGGCGTCAGTTGCAGGTCGGTCAGGGTGGTGTCGCTCTGGCCGCCGCCGGTCAGGGTGAACAGGCTCAGCAGGAAGCGATACCACTCGCGGGTGATCATGCCCCGGTCATCGACCAGCGCGACGCGCGGTGGGGTGATGTTGGTGTTAGGCATTGGTGGGCGTCACCGACAGTTCAGCGCCCATGATGGCGATCTTGACCGGGTCCGTGCCGCTGACCTCGTAGACCCGGTCGCGCAGCTTGTCGGCCATGCCGAGGCGGCGCCAGGTGACGCGGGTGGCCGACGCGCCGGTGGGACCCATCGACTTCCAGTGCTCGTTGGACCATGTGTGGCCGCCGTCGTCCGACCACCGGAGCATGACCTGCGGCGGCGTGGTGTCATCCACCAGCCCGACGCCGGTCTCGCAGTCCAGTTGCAGGTTGTGGTGGGCCTGACGCTTGAGGTCGTTCTGGCCGGTCGGCAGGGCGCGCCAGGAGCGCAGCCACTTCTGCGTCTCGCCGTTGTCGGCGAAGGTGGTCATGTCGAAGGCGTAGATGTTGCCGTTCTCGTAGTCGCCGACGACGATCGACCCCTCGAAATTGCACTGGCAGTTGGCGCGGTGCCGGGTGAACGCGCCGTTGGCGAAGCCGGCGCGCTCGTGCCACGCCTGCGTCGCGACGTCGAGGACCCATGTCGTGTTGGCCGCCGGGAAATTCAGTGCGTAGAACGGGTGACCATCCTGCTGATAGGTGTAGGCCACAGCGCCCGACATGTCGGTGTACTGCTGGATCTGCCACTCAACGGCGTGGGTTGAGATGCGAACGCCGGTGTAGCCGTTGGCGCGGTAGACGATACCCTGACCACGGCGGTCACGGCCAAGCCAAAACAGGCCGTTGTCCATCTTGGCAACCGAGTAAGGGGCAGCGCAGCCCAACTCGTTGAACGCGCCTTGGATGCGCTGTAAGGGGAAGTCAGTCGCGCCAGAGTCGTACCAGACTTCAATCGAGTTAGTGCCAAAGGCCCAAATCTCACGGAAGTTGGACGCCACGGCCACCAAGCCGTCAGGAGAGCCTTCAGTGCTTGCAAAGTCGAGTGGGTCGATGGATGTGCCGTCTAGCAGTTGCGTGATCCACAGCAACTGGCTGTTGGGCTGGTTGAACACGAAGTAGCCGTCCAGATAAGACAGTCACAGCGCCTGGGAAGTCAGGGTCGGTGATCTGGCCAAAGGCGTTTGTCGTGTTGTTGTAGATGTAGCTGGGGCCATTGGCCGCAATGAACAACTGCGTGCCGTTGTCAGCCATACTGACAGGGCCAGTACCGGCCACCGTGCCGATCAGCGTGGCCACATACGAGGTGGTGATCTTGTACAGCTGTGTGCCTGACACCACAAAAGCATCGCTGTCGTTGGACGAGAACGCCCACAAGCCACGGATCGGGCCGTTGCCAATGGTGTTGAGCAGTTTGAGGCCAGGGGCGCGGTTTAGGAACGCAGGCTCTTTACCGGCTTCTGGGACAATCTCTGGAAAAAGATTGACCATCCGAGCGTCTGCTGCATTGACGCTTCGGGTGACGTAAGTGCTGCCAAGAATCGGCGTTTTCATCAATAGTTACCGGCATAGATGTTGAAACGCTGGCGGTTGGCCACCAATGCGTAAGGCAGTGCCATCACGTCATCAGGGTTGTTGATGCGCTTCAAGTCACGCTTAGAAGTCATTGCAATGCGCTGCACTTGTGGGCTTGGCTCAACGCCAAACTCAGGGGCAAACTCCATGGCCAAGTTGTATGTAAACGCCCGCAGATAGCCTGGTGGGTAGTACAGCACCGTGGACAGCTTGGCGGGGCGGTTTAGTTCTTGAACCGATACAAAGTGAAATTCTAAGTCCTGCGTGGGCCTTGGATAGACGTACATCTCAATGTTAGGGAACGTCATGTTCACCCACATCACTTGCGGGTATGTAGACGTTACGGTCTTAACAGCAATACCGTTGTACTGCTGTTGGTTAATCATCTTGATGCCGTAAGACACGCCGTTGTTTGCTTTAAAGTACGTAGCGTCATCAAGCAAAATGGGGCGAAGGCCAACAAAGTCACCAGTTGGGCCAAGGGTGCGGCTAATTAAGCCTGCTGGCCATGTAAAGACTTGATCTTGTGTGCAAAACACGGCTAAACGCTCTGTGTTCCACGAATCAATCATTTGATTGAACGCCATCAAGGCGTCTTGTGACGTAGCCGCAGAGGGCGTCTCACCTTCAGCAAGCACACCGAGAAGTCTAAGCGCCCGTTCGATTTGTTGGCCAGCGGTGTACGTTGTCATTTTTAAACCTCTGCAGTGGTTTTTCTACGGCGTTTAACTTCCAGCACGTTCACAGGAGCCGCTTCTTCAGTTTCAGAAGGCGTGTCTGGATTATAACGAGTCCAGCCATTTCTTTCATCCATTTCAACCTCAGACTCCATTGTTGCAATCTTTGCGCCGTGGATGGGGTGTGTCAATGTAATGTTCATAATTTAAGAATGGGGGTGATTAGCCCCCATTTGGTTTACAGAACGTGGATAACTGCAAAGTTGATTACAAAAGCTTCAGACAGCGAACCGCCCGAAAGGTTGCGAATTGTGATTACGCAACTTCCTGTGGTTTTGCTAGAAATCCAGCAGTTGTAAGCACCAGCGGTAGCGCCAGAAGACACGCTTAAAATAATAACGTCTTTTGCGCTGATTGTGCTGTTGTTCAAAGTGAACGAAACGTTTGTGATGTTTGCCAAAGAGGCGCCGTTCAGTGTGATCTGACCAGCAGACTTGTTCAGCGTGACCGCTGTGGACTTGTCTGTCAATTGAGTCACTGTGCCGCTTGCTTCTGCGGTATAGCCCAACTCGCCACCAGCCAGTACAAAGTTAGACCCAATGATGTCTTGGTCTTCAAAAGCAACACCAATTGGTTTGGTATTAGAGGTCATAATTGTTCCTTTAAAAATGAGGGCCGAAGCCCCCATTGTTTACTTCAAGAAGGCCGAGTAGGCAGCGTCACCGGTACGCACAAAACGGTATGTGTGTGCGCCGAAACGTGGAACAGTCACAGAGCCGAAGATCGTGATGCCAGTGCCTGTGGTGACAGGAACGGTAGACGAAGCGCCGGTGTTGTTGTTGTTGCAGATTGTCAACTCAAAAGCAGAGCCAACTTTTGCGCTAGGAACGGCTGCATCGAGCAACGCTGCTGTGGGCAGAGTCACGGTCAATGTAGCATCGCTGCCTTTGTTGCAAACAACCAAACCAACAACCACTTGATCAGCGGTCAACGTGGTGTCGCCAGTCAAGGTTGTGGGGATAGTTTGAACCGTCAGTTGTGCTTCTGTCAGGTTGCCGTCACCAATTTGATAACCGCCTGCGCCATTAGGTAATGCCATGATAATTTCCTTTCAATGTTAATAACAGAGATAGGGGCCGAAGCCCCAATCAATTAGCCCCAGATACGGCAGCCCATTTGTGGGCGGATCGTGTTGAAGCCGTACAAAACGTCAATACGGCAAGGCATACGGTCATTGTTGATGTCGTACTGGCGCACGACACGCAAAGAGATACCGTTGTGGACTGCGCGAGCAGCCATGTCAACACCTTGTGGCAACAGCAAGTCAGCAGTTGCGAAGGTGATGGCGTCCTTGTGATAGACCAAGTTCTGTGCGTACTGGCTAGAAGCAGCGCCTACGAACACGACAGCCTTACCAGAGACAGGGAAGCTGTC